GTCGTTGCGTGTTTCTAGGTCACTAAATTCTATTGTTCGTGTTTCTAGTTCGCTCATTCTGTCACCTCAACAATTGTTTCTTCTTGCGGTAGGTCTTCTATGCGTCGTACTTCGTCTACTGTTAAGAATCCGCTGTCTATTCCTATTTTGTGTGCTTCGAAGCGTTCGCGTCGGTCTGCGCGTTGGAAGTCGTCTGTGTCAAATAATGCTACTTGTCCGCGTGGTAGTAGTCGGCTAAATGCTTGTTCTATGCGTGACATGTAACCGCGTAGTGTGTAGGTGACAAATGAGCGGTTATCTTGTGTGACATTAGAGTAAGTTTTGGAGTCTCCCTGTGTTGAGACTCCCACCATATGTGGAAAAACCCCAAAAACTGTACATAACTGTTCTGCGCTGTAACGTCTACTTTCTAGTAGTTGTAGGTCGTCAGGGGAAAAGCTCAGCGGCTGGTAGCTTAAACCGCCACTCAGTACCGCCGGGCTTTTCTGCCGTCCCCCGTGCGCTTGTAGAAACGCGCTTTTTAGTTCTTTGGCTTCGTCCTGTGATAGTTCCTGCGGTGAGTTAATCACACCGCTAGGGATACTGCCGTTAACGTGCATTTCGCTAGCTGACTCATCACCGGCTAACGCTAACGCCAGTGAGCGGCGTTGCAACTGTAACGGTCCAGCGCCCATAATATTGCCTGCGGATATGACACCGCCCCTTATATGCAATATTTGCGATGCGTCGTATGTGTTCCGGTTCACCTTGTAGATGATTTGACCATCGTCGAGCATCTGGACCGTCACAGCGTCAGGGGATAACAGAACAGCGGTTTGATAGAAGTTGTTTCGGTCTGTGTTGCCTAGTAGAAAGTAGGCGTTGCCGCGCATGACTAGACAACTAACGGCGCTAGCTATTGTCTCCATACGCGTAAAGTTGGGGTCAGGTTGTCGTAGTATTGCTGGTGTCGGGTCTAAGCGTTGGTCGTCCCGATATGCGTCAAACGGCAAACTGCCTATGCTGTCGCTTATAAGTTGTACGCAACGATACGCTACCGGTATTGATAGTGTCGTACCTTCCGTAACATTTAAACCGCCCGTCAGGCTTTGTGGTGGTAGGTAACGGTCAGGCAGGGTTATTTGTGTACTGCGTGTCTGTCGTCCTAGTAGGCTGTTAATGATCATTTGCTATTTTCCAATGCCGCCCCTATCAGTACAATTACTATGCCGCCAGCAATTAAACAAGCGGCTAGGTTCCAAATCAGGTAAAAAGCGTAACAGATTGCTGTTGCGCCGGTTAGTTCTAGCGCTAAGGCTAGGTATTTTTTTTCTATCATACTCTATATTGTCCTATGTTTAGTGTATAGCAACCTTTGGTGTTGGGTTGGCTAGGTTGTTAGTTAGTGCGTATCTGGCGATAGTCACAGCTACTAGTGGTGTGATGTCTACGTTGTCTGCGGTTTTGCGTGACCACGCCCATTGTTCGCCTAGTTTACGTTTCGTTGCGCCTTCGATTGCGTGCTGTAAGCGTATGTCGCCCATATGCGAAATAGTGCCGTCTTGTACGGCGTCGTAGAAACTACCGCATGCTTGTCCGTATTGACGCATGTTTATAGGTATGACGTGTACGCCTTCGGCTTCTAACTCCCCTATGAGGCTACTGGCGGCGGCGCCTGAGTCTATAACAAACGGCATACGCCATTTCTGGTGCAGTTGTAGTATGCGGTCTTTTAGCCAGCCGATACGGTTTTCTGACTCAATAACCTCAAGTGCGGTGTATGCGCCACTAAGACCTGCCGCCCCGATGCTTGCGCGGTGCCTGTCAGGACTTACGTCAATTCCGAAACAAACGTAACTGCCTATAACTATGTCGTCGCGTTGTAGTGCCGCCCATTGTTCAGGGTCGATAACTGTCTGGCTTTTCAGGCTATGCCATATATTTAGCCATTCTGACATGAAGATTAGCGGTTCTGTTGTTTGTACTGCTTCGCGTACTGCTTCTATTGTTACGCCGTGTTCTTCGCCTAGTGTGGGTATTGCTTCGTACCATGTTTGCTCGTCGTGTATGTCGCAGTCTTCTGCCGCCGCCCATTCAAGCCAACACAGTGACGGGTTACCGGCGTGCCCTAGTTTGCGGTAATGCGATAGCATTGTCGAATATGGTCCACCGGCGTTGCTGGTTAGCCACATTTGTGCGCTTTTCTTCGTCGCCATAGTCGGTTGTAAGCTGGCTACTAGTCGCAGGTCATGTGTTAGGGCTTCGTCAATGATTGCACAATCTACGGTTAGACCCCTACCGCCCTGCGCTGACGGCGTAACAATCCGGTACTGACTGCCGTTGTTCATATATAAGGCTTCTTGCCCGTTAGCGCGCACATAGCGTTTAACACGTTTCGCAAACGGTGTACCCATTAATAATTCTACATGCTCGTCGAAGCGTAGTCTGGCTAGGTTTCTGTCCTGTGCTGTGTAAATTGTAACTGTGTTGGGTTTGAGTAGTTCTAGGGCGGCGCGTATGGCGGCTAACGCTGTCTTGCCGTTTTGTCTGCCTACGGTTACGCCTACTGTGCGGTAGTGGTAGTTGCCTTCTGCGTCTAGTTCTAGCGCTACGTCAGCTACTTGCCGTTGCCATTCGAATAACTCAAAGCCTAACTGTTCGGCTACTTTCGCTAATTGTGCGCCGTGTGTTAGTCGGTCTGGGTTGCGTTCAGTCGCCCAGCGTGCCGGTTTCATAGTGCTAGTACTTCTTGTGCTAGTCTGCGTGCCGCTATTTCGCAGTATTGTTCATCGATTTCTATGCCTATGCTTTGCCTGTTCAGGTCTTTAGCGGCGCGTAGCGTAGACCCTGAACCCATAAACGGGTCTATTATTACGCCTTCTGGGCATCGTTCTATAAGTTGCCGCATTAACGGTATGGGTTTTGGTGTTGGATGATTTGGACGTTCTTTACAAGTGGCACTCAATTTGTCTACGCTGTATACGTTGCTTCTGCGTTTACCTGTCCAGCCTTCGCCTATAACGTATATTTCTTCATATGAACTGCCCCATACTAAAGATAAGTCGCCCATACTAGGCGATAATCCTTTATCCCATATCAGTACATGTCTTGTATTCGCAGGTTTTGGTTGTGTCCAGCTACCAAAGACAAGCATAGGGCTGCCAGCAAATAACCGTAGTATGTTGTCTCTTAGTTCTATGTTGTTATCGCCGTGTATAGGTTTGCTTGGTCCAGACTTCGCAAAATTGCTTACATAATCAACGCCGTAGGGTGGGTCAGTAACGACTACCCAGTTATTTTCGCCTAGAAACGGACCGTTAAGTACGTCTAAGGCGTCAGCGTGGTAAATCGTCGCGTGATTGTCTTGGTAGTACGGTTTCATCATGTACCTTATATTCTTTTAACGTTGCCTGATAACTAGGGTGATTCATGTAGGCGTAGCATTGGTCGCATAACGCCCAGCGTGTAGCCCAGTTGTCGCACATCTCACACTTATACGACATTAGCGTGTCAGCTCCCTGCTTAAGTCTTCCCAGACGTCATGATCGGCTTCTATGCCTAACCTGTCTAAACACTTAAACAACTGCACCGATAGCCCGGTTATGAGTTTCGGGTCGTAGTTGCCGTTTTCTACATTGTCCCACGCGTCCGCAATAGCTCGTAATGCTACGCATAGGCTGGCGTTTGCCTGCGGTACTGTCGCTAATACGATTTCGGCGGCTTCTCTATGTCGTGCGTTAGGTGTGTTTACCATTCCCTAGACCTTTTATGCTTCCTGCGTTTATCGTTCACGATCTTAGCACCCATTCGACTATTGCACCCTTTACAACACGCCACCAAATCACCTTGCCACAATTCAGGTGCAGGAAACGCCGACAACGGCGGCACATGATCGGCGGTATCAGCACGCTTAACCTTACAATACGCACAAATAGGGTTACCTAAAAGAAGTACCTCACGGGCACGGCGGTATTTGTACGAATAACCAGACATTACGCTAAAAAACACCCTTTCACCTGCAATTTTGTTAAATAACACCATAAAACTATTTTATTGGGGAGATTTTCCCGAA